AACTGTAATGCATATCCGTGAATTAAATTGCAATGGCTATCTGCTCGCCATTGTCTAAAGGCGCAACTGTGTCCTGTTGCGTGGCTGTATGTTTTGCCTGAATAGAATCTTTTGTTCATGTAATTATATCCGATGTTTGTTTTTGATATCCTTTGGTAATTTCTTCGTTGGTTTTTGCTAAAGTCATAATATGCTCTAGTGAAATTTTAACCATTGATTCTGGCGATACTGTCATCATATATGGCATTAAGCCAAATCCATTTTCACTTCTTCCAACAATAAGTGGTTTAGATAACTCTACAGACTCTGCTGATTCAGATTTTAGTGTACCGACAAGTTCTTCGCCTGTTGACAATCTGCAACTTACAACTTCACCGGGTTTTATTACTTCTAATAACATATGGAATTCCTCTAATATTAAATAGTATTATACACACTATTTAGATAATGTCAAGATAATTCCATTGTTATTTTGGTAAAAATTAACTATTTTTCTTTTCCATTATTGCCGTTGCTTTATCAAAGTCTTCTTGACTAACTAAACCTTCTCGCAATAATTTATCTCTATTAACTAAATGTTTAGCCGCAATTTCTTCTTTACTGCCGCCAAAATATGCTACTGCATGTCCTTCTTCAATTAATACATCTGTTGCCATTCTTCGCTCACCATCTTTTTCAACTTCAAAGTCACCGAGAATTCTTCCAAACTTACCTTTCATATCTTCGCCATCTTTATTAATTTGTGTTTTAAGAATAGGACCTGATTTGCCTGCTATAAGTTCTTTTAATCTTGCTTTTGCAAGTTCACCAAATAAATCTTCTACTTTGTCTGATGTTCTGCTTTCTGGTGTGTCTATGCCCATGAGCCTAACTCTTTCATCTGTTAGGACTATTCCAAATCCTAAATCTATATCTACGTCCGCTGTATCTCCGTCCACAACTTTCAAGACTGTGCATCTATATTCGTACATTGTTACTCCTTGCCCATCCTACTGGGTGTGTGTTATTTACAAGAAGTATTTATCTTAAAATGCTGTTTTAATTAATCGTTCCGTGCAAGGAAAGTATGATTACCAATGATTATTGTTGTGGGATAAACTGTGCTCCAACTAGGTGTAGATATGTTATGATTAAAATAATGTGTAGCACCGTAACTAACATCTCTGCTCCAACCGTCCATAACTTGAATAGCAGTTTCTACAGAACGTCTCCAATCAATCATATTAGGCTCAATTACTTTACCACGCCTAGGTGCTTTTTTATATGTTAGTTGTACTACGTCAGACCTGCCATCGCAATACCATGCAAATTGACATTTATCTCTTATTACTCTGCCTTTCCATTTACGTGATTGTAAAACTACACCACATACGGTGTTAGGATATTTAGGATGTTCAACTCTGTTTTGAACAACGTGGGCAACGGCGGCTTTACCTTTCCAGCCTTCGCCTCTTGCTTCGTAATAAATGTTAAGAGCCATACAATATGTTTCCTCAACATTATGCTGGTCCATGGGTGCATTGCCGACCATCATAGAAAGCATTATTGCTTTCGCGGTCATCATTAGTGGTCCTACTACTTCCATCACAAATCCTTTCTAATTTATACTAATATTATACTAAAAAGTGTGGTGTTTGTCAAGTATTATGTGTGTTGCTATTTATCGGTAATATCTACAAATGGTATCCTAGAAACTTTCTCAAATGCTTCTTGATCCGTGTAATTTATATCTTCGTGTCCTTCCATAGGAGCCTTAACTTTAGTTATTACTGGTGCACCTACTCTACTCATTTCTTTATTGAAATCAAGCCAATGGCTTTCTTCTGGTTTTAACTTTCTATCGCTTACAATGGCGTCTACAGGGCATTCTGGCTCACAAATAGCACAATCGATACAAATATCAGGATCTATTACTAGAGTGTTTTCTAATTCAAAAAAACAGTCTACAGGGCAAACTGCCACACAGGCGGTGTGTTTACAATCTACACATTCACTCTTTACAACGTAGGTCAACGATTAACTCCAATTTAATACCATTATTTAATCAAAATACACCATAACTAACAGATTTGTAGGTAATATTGTAAATATTATTAACTGATTGGTTATGAACCAGTTGACAATTAAAATATTGCACCACTCATCAAGATGTGCTAGATAGATAAGGAACTCGGCGTTCCCCAATCAGTCAACACAATAGACTCCGGAGTCGATGTTTGTGTACAACTTTGTAAATATAATTGCTCACTGGCTAAGTTCTTAGCCTTGGCTTCGCATTGTATATCAAAGTAGGGCCAAAAACTCAATGCCCACTCGTTAGCATCTACGTTAGGATAGAAGTCCGAATGTGCTCTAAGTTTCTGTTTCTTAGCACCTGTCTCTAATAATACTTTTATATCTTGTAATTCGTTATGTCTGGTTGATTCATTAATAGTAGTAGACTGGTCAAGCCATTCATCTCTACTATAACTGTAATGCATTGCAGGACGAACACCACGCCAGGAATCAATAACACGTTTAACTCTATCATCATCTGGTTGTATGTACTCTTCATCTCTAATCCAATGATGATGTATGTCTAACACCAGAGCAACATGGTCAACTAATTTAAGACTTTCATCTAGACCATGACACATTTCGTCATTCTCGATAGTCATAATATTTCTTGCTTCGGGAGATAGTTTAGGCAGTATATCTATAATACCCTGGGCACCTTTTCTACCTGATATGTGTACATTGCACTTGAAGTCTTGAAATTGTTTGCCGTAACCCATCCACCTAGCCATGTTTACATGATACTCGAATTCATCTACACTACGTCTAATAACATCTTCGCTTTCAGAAGCAAGTACAGTAAATTGACCTGGATGGAAACTAAGGCGTACATCTTTGTCTCTAGCAAGTTTACCGACTTTAGCAAAACCTTGTTCTAGCATTTTAATATTAGTGGGATCTTGCCACATGTATTGCCAGTCTTCTTGTGTTGCGCCAGGCAACTGATTGCTACCTAGTCTAACCATTCTACGTTCTGCTGGAAGTGTACTGACATATTCAACAAGATTGTATGCCGCCTGCATGTTATGTGTAACAAGTTCAAGCATACGTTCTTCTGCTACAGACTTTTCTTGTCTGTTAAGCCAAGTAATAGTTGTCATACGTTCTGTGTATTGTTGCTGTAGTTCCTTAAGAACTTTAGGAGTTTGCGTTTGGTCTGGGACCATATACTTGCAACAAAAACCTATACGTTGTATATCATTATCAAACATAAAATACCTATAAATTGTGTACGGTTGTAAACATGACTAAATTATACTACCTATTAGCACACATGTCAACTAAATAATATTATGAAATTTGATGGAATAATAGCATGTGGAGATAGTTATACTATAGGCCCTGTTACTAAGGGTAGTTTAAGCATGGATAAATCTTGGCCCGCACATTTGGGTAATATAATGAACTTGCCTGTTGTTAATTTATCTAGGGGAGGTTCAAGCAATACAGAAATATCATTACAGCCTTTAAAATTGCAAAAACAGTTTGAAAACCCTTTAATTATTTTCGGATTCACAATACATTACAGATTTCCTTATTTTAATAACAAAGGAAGTATTCATAGTATGTATGGTATGTTGGATAGTGATTTTGAATTTGAACATAGTAGGTCTTCAAATAGTATATTACTAGCAAAGGATTGGATGCAAAAATTTTTACTTCCAACAGACAATGGACTATCTGGTACAGAAAATATGTTAATTGCATCTATAGAAAGAATATTTGCTTACGAAAAACTAAATCCTAATAGTAAAGTTATATGGGGTGTGTTGCATTCAGACTCACCTGACGGTCCTGCAATACCAAACAACATATTAAATCATATACCCAAAGAATACATGGATTCTTGTTTTAATATAGATAATAAACCTTATGAAAATATATCTTACATTGACCACACTATAAGTGATACTGACCAACATCCTAATTCAGATGGTTTAAAAAAATATGCAGAAGCAATACATCATTTTATTAACAGTTAATAAAAGCACAGAAAAGATAAATATTGATGTAGAAGTTTATAACTAATACATAATCGATTATATATTGGAGTAACCAAATGGCAGAGACAAATAATTTTGCGTTAAAGGGAATTGCTAACTTAGTACAATTCGGAAAACGTGGACTTAAAATATTAACAGACACAGATTCAGACTATTTTAGTTTTACTGACAATAACGGTTCTACTCTTGTTGAAGTCCGAGGTGCTGACGCAACTCAGGCGAATGCATTCTTTACTAAAGGTCAATTTGATAGTGCTACGCAGACGGTTGCACAATATGTGAGTACATCAGTTTCATATAATACTGGTACAACTACATTATTTAATGCACCTGCTAACTCTATGATTTTTAGTATTCATGTAGATGTTGGAAGTCCGTGGGTTAGTGCTACTGACAACACAAATATTATTATCGGAGACGATGGTGATACCAACAGACTATTCGAGGCAGATGATGCCGCAATGACCGAAGTTGGACAGTTCCAAAGTTCAAAACAACATATCTATACTTCTGCTACAGATGTAAAGGCAACAATTACTTCAGGTAGTGCTTCAAGTGGTACTGCTACTGTTACAGCAGTTGTTATTACACAGGCTGGTGTAACTAGCAACATTGCTAGAGACTACGGTTCTATTGCAAGTTAAGAGTACTGTTATATTAAAATTTAAAAATCCTCACTACGGTGGGGATTTTTTTTGGTTAAAATATTAAATTCTGATAAATACAAATATAACACTACATATTACGGAGATATAATTAGTATGTTTTTTAGTAAAGACACAACATTGGATCGAGAAGCAGTTTTCGAACAACTAAAAATCGACGAAGGAGTCGTAAATGAAATTTATAAAGACCATCTGGGCTACCCAACTTTCGGAGTTGGACATTTGGTCCTCGAATCTGATCCAGAGTTTGGACAAGAAGTCGGAACACCAGTATCAGAAGAGCGAGTTAGAGAATGTTTTGAACGTGACCTTGACACCTCAATTAGTGAGTGTGTTGCGTTATATGGAGAACAATTCAATGAGTGGCCCGACGAAGTACAGCAAATAATTGTTAATATGATGTTTAACATGGGAAGAACACGTTTAGGTAAATTTAATAATTTCCGCAAGGCGTTAGAATCTCAAGATTGGCAACAAGCCGCTGTAGAAGGAAGAGACAGCAGATGGCACAAACAAGTAACTAACCGTGCTGAAAGATTAATGGAAAGATTAGAGAACGTATAATGCAAATAAGCGAGTTTTTTGAAGATAAGAAACCTAATCATTCAAAGGCTAAAGATAAAAAGCCTAAGAAGATTAAACCTAATATGGGGCACGAGTCACCTCATCCTATGCAAGGTAAACTTGTGGGTGAAGATGTAACTACACTTAATACAGAACCTAAGTTAGGTAAACTTCCGCATGAGGAAGTAGAGTCAGTTATTCATCAATGGGTTAACCAAGAAGACCACATAGAATTAAGTAATGGAATGCATGTACTTAGTGGTGAGAATCATGGTTACGAAGACAATGTAGCACTTATAGTCGATGCTGATTATAAAATATTAGATAACGATGATGACATTGTTGAACTAATGCAACAATTTACATCACAAGTAATTGATCCAAGCATTGCAGAAAACAAAGACAAAAAACTTCCAAAACAAAACAACCCAGTAGCAAAACATAGTAGAAACATGGCAGGTGCTGGTGCTCATAAGTCTCCGAAAGACTATGATAGAAAAAAGGCTAAACAAGATATCAAAGACAGGATGTCAGAAGGTGAAGAAAGAAGTATAATTGCTGACGCATGTGTAGGAAAATTAGTAGACGAGTTTCGTGGTGAAGAATACCGATTTGAGAACCAGGGCGAATTAGAATACGCAATATATACTGAATTAGAAGGATTAAATGTAGAAGATTGTGTTGACCCAGATATGGAACACGGTGGACAACGCATGGGCGACTTTGCAAGTGGTGGTGTGTTAAATGTTATAGATAGCAGTAGTGTAATAGATGATGTGTTGTCTCAATTAGACACCTCAGAATTGGAAGAAGGTACTTACGTTGCTAATAAGTCAGATGTGATAGACAGCATTTTGAGACAAATAAAAGATAAAGCACAAGATGATGATGAATTACTTAGATCATTAGCAAAAATAATTAGCAAAAGAGCAGACCCAAGATCGCACAATAGACCAGACGCAAGATGGGAGTTAGAACCAATTAGTGAGGATTCTACACCAGAACAAATACAAGCAGAAATACAAAGATTACAACCTATAGCAGATAAACTAGAATATGCAAAAAGTGAAGCAAGAGACATTACTAAACAAATTAAATATGCTGATACGCATATG